ATGAAAATCGAAGCCATTCCCTTTGAGGAACTCGCCGTCGGCAAGCAGGCCGACGGGCTGATCCCCGCCATCGTGCAGGACGACCGCACCCTGCAAGTGCTGATGCTCGGCTACATGAACCGCGAAGCCTACGAAAAGAGCCTCGCCGAGGGACGCGTCACCTTTTACAGCCGCACGCGGCAGTGCCTCTGGACGAAGGGCGAAACCAGCGGCAACCGGCTCGACATCGTCTCGGTGGCGGCCGACTGCGACCGCGACACGCTGCTGATCCGCGCCGTTCCCCACGGCCCCACCTGCCACACGGGAACGCAGAACTGCTTCGGCGAGGCCGTCCCCGAAACCGAGGGGTTCATCCGCCGCCTGCAAGCCGTCGTCCGCCAGCGCCACGCCGCGATGCCCGAAGGCTCCTACACGGCGCGGCTCTTCACGCGCGGCGTGAACAAGATCGCCCAAAAGGTCGGCGAGGAGGCCGTCGAGACGGTCATCGAGGCCGTCGCCGGCAACCGCGAGGCGATGATCTACGAAGCCTCCGATCTGGTCTACCACCTGCTCGTCCTGCTCGAAGCCACGGGGTGTTCGATCGCCGACCTCGAACGGGAACTATCGGCACGCCACGCATAGTCGTCCGCCGAAAGCCCCCCGCGACCCTCCCGACTGCACGCATCGCGCCGCCCGGCAGGAAAGCCGCCGCCCCGTGTGGCAGCCTGCAACCCGCCGAGGCCCATGCCGCTCCGACCGCCGCCGAACAGGCGGACAAGTCCATACGGGAATCCGCCCCTTCCATAATCCACAAAACAAATCGGTGCGCGTTCAAAAAAACGAAAAGGTGCGTTTTGGGGAAAATTAATTTTGTGAGTTGCATTTATCGCATTTACAACACGTGAATCTATGGATGTCGTCCCATAGTTCGGAGTTTATATCACCGGTCAGATATGCGACCTCTTCACCGGCCATCTGTAACCTGCACGCCATTGCAATGTCATCGACGAAGTGTCTGAGTTCGTGTTCGCAACTATTCAGGAATTGCGCGTGCGAAGAGTGCATTCCGATCACGATAACGCTTTTCCGTTGCCTTTTATTCGAATATGTGAATCCGGTATCCATATCCGCTTTTTGTAGGTTCTTCCGTATTCGCACGACCAATTCGTCAGGGCATTGAATATCGATAAGGGACTTGATAATATGGTCAGTATAGTATCCCGTTACGGCAAAATAGATGCGTAACGACCAGTTATACTTACCAATTTTCAAGTCCCTAATTATCATAACATGTCTTCCCAGATGATCGGTATACCCAATGCGATTGTTTTGGCATAGAATTCATCCATCGCCCGAGTGGGGCTACCGTCTACGTCGTCGAGATAACATTTGATGTGCATACAGAGGTACTGTTCGTTCGGGAGCGACTTTCCGAGGAAATCGGCCTTGAACATGTTTGCGACATAGCAAGCGTTGTATGCGACATTATTTTTGAGTTCAATGCCGTATTGCTTCAACAGTTGCTGCACCTCTTCATTCGAGTAGGGTGTTATGGGCACTTCTTTTCCATTAGAGTCCATTTTTTTCATGCCCGCTACTGCGAATTCGCAGAGCTTTTTGGAGAAATTCCACCCGTAGCTATTGAGGTATTCCCGAAACCCTATCGGAAATACGTCGTAAATATCCAGTCTGTCCATGGTTGTATGTTTTAAAACGAGAGGGGGCTTTTCGGCCCCCTCTTCGATTCACCTACCGGTAACGCGAGTAGCGCCCTGTATACTTGACTCCACGGCGTTCGCCGTAGCCGTCGCTTCCGTACTCGCCGTCGCGCTCACCGTATCCGCGCATGAAGGATTGCCCACGCTCACCGTAGCCACCGTATCCGCCACGTTCGCCGTATCCGTCCATCCCTCCCTGCATCTCGCGCATGGCCTTACGATAGCCTTTCTCTTCGCCGTGCTCACAGCCTCGGCGATATGCGCGTTCCAGATCGTCCTGATCGTACTCCTCATTCATGAAGGCCCGACCTTGCTCCAATTCTTTCCAGCTCATAATTTACTCTTTTCTTGTTTTTATCGTTGATGACTGAAGGAATTGCTGAATCTGGCGCACGGAATCCGCCACGCCGGAGATTGCCGCCTCGATCTTGTCGATGCGTTGGTTTTGGGCTTTGGAATCGGCGTATGCCGGATTCAGCTCCTTCAGGATGTCCTCACACTTGGCCACGACCTCCTTATGGCGATCCACACTTGCAATGATGTCGGTACTCGTTTTGTGAATTGCGCGCACCTCGTTGAGTATAGGTTCCACCGAACATGCCAGCGTCAGCGAGGCAATCGATGCCACGTTCGCATTCTCCTGTACGACGTAGGTATTCGTTTGACCGTCGCATTCGACCGTAAGGTCGATTACACGTTCGGAATACATCATCGGCGAAGGAATCTGTCCGGGCGGCATCGGCCTGGAATCCAATCGTGGTGCAGATACGCTAACCACATTCCCGATCTTGTATACAGGCGTCTTTTGGCTCTTGTCGAGCAGGCACACCTGGAAGCCGTTTTTCAAGTCTTTAAACATCTTTTAATTTTTATTTTATCGGTTACACACCCGTCACGACTTGCAGCACATCCGTCTGCTTGTCGTAGTAGACCTCATAGACGCCCGTCCCGGAGATCTGCGCTGCGGTTACAGCGGCACCGCCTGGGGCCGTCAGCGGCTTCGTCTGCCCGTTCGTCTCGAAGAGTACAGGCAGCGTTCCAGTCGTTCCGGTCGGAATGGCCTGCGCCAGCTCGATGAGTACCAACCCGCGGTACCACGAGTTTGCGAAGGCATGATTAGGGAACGTGAAAACGACATTTTCCGTCGTCACGTTCACGCCCGTTGTCGTAATGGCCGGAATACCGCGACGATTAACGTATTGGAATGGGAATACTGCCATAGTATACCTCCTTTCCGCTAACCCCAGAAACCGTTTCCTCCGAAACCGTAACCGGCGCCGAAGCCCAATCCGAATTGGGCGGCCACACATGCAGGCATAGCGTACACCTGCGGATTGGGAACTACGGTTGTAGGTGGCAAACCGCATTCGATCTTCGCCAGACGGCTGCTCAAATCACCAATTGCCGCATTGACGGGAGCCACCGCCTGCGCCTGTGCCTGCATGATCGTCGCCGTCTGATGTTCCTGCGACAGCTGACCGGCCAGCGCCGCACTCTTGGCGCGTTCCGCATCCAGCTTGTTCTGCATCTCGCGCATTTCCAGCTGGCAGAACTTGTCATTGATGATCTGCGTCTGCGCGTCGATCTTCGAACCGAGGACGTTGAACTGCGTATTGGCCGCGTTGGTCAGCGTGTTGGTCTGGTTGAGCGTGGCCAGCTGACTTTCATACCCCTGGCGCTCGATGGCAGTGCGGACGTCGCAGCAGCACTGTGCGAGCTGTGCCGTAAGCTGACAGTTCCCGGCCTGGATGGAGTTGATGATCTGTTGTGCGCTCATGCCCTGCTGTCCTGCCAGCGTGCTGATCTGCGTTGCCATGGCATTGATTCCGGCCGTCACCTGACCGATCGAGCAGTTGAGTGTGGACGCGAGCTGCGAGATGTCTACGCCGTTACGCTGGATCGCGGACATAATCAGCTCGCGACTCGAATCGTTGGAGAGCATGTTGAGCGGAAGACCGCCGTTGTTGCCGCCACCGAAGCCGCCGCCCCAGCCGTTGTTGCCCCACGCACCCATGAGGATGAAGAGCAGCAGAATAGCGAAGAAGTCGTTGCCACCCCAGCCGCCGACGCCTCCGTTGCGGTTGCCCATCACGGCGAGGATGTTCGGGTCGACCCCGCGATTTTGCAGAGCCGAAGCCAGCAGCGCCGATACATCCGTACCGCCGTTGCCGGCCAGATAGATTTTCTGTGATTCCATAAAAATGTGTCGATTTAAATTGCCGGCCCGTTTCAGGTGGGCCGAATCCCTGTTCGAACACTCGGAATCCTTCATAATCTATTCCCCCACAGGCTGCGATTCAGACAATAACCTGCGGATCTCCCGCAGGTTGTCTGCAATCATGGGACGTCGGCTGCGATGCTCGAATCCGTCGAGCGCCTCGTTGACCGACTGACGGGCCATGGCCAGCCGCTCGGCGATCTCGCGGGGGTTGAACCCCCTCTCTCGAAGCAAATGAATGAGAATATGCCGTGCATCGGATACCTCCTCCCGTCGGCTGCGGGACAGAATCGTCGATTCAGCGACGCATGTAACCGTCGCTACGGCACGAATTGTGCATTGGAAAATGTCAGACTTACTCATACGTTCGATATTAAACCACAGGTGCGACGCACCTGCGAAAGCATAAGCCCTCCCAAGGTGTGCCGCACCTGAATAGTCTGACCGAAGATTATGGAGAGGGCTTTTTCATACCCTCCCGCACGTTAGAATTTGATTGTTACCCCATAACCGGCATATACCGCAGGGCCGATTCCATGAGGTGTTAGGGCTGCACCTACGCCGATCTGGAACCCGTGCTCTATTTTGCGCTTTCGTTCCACTTCATACGTCACCGTCTGGGGCCGGAACTCGATCCGCGGCAGGCTCTCGACATAGGCGCCGCGCGCGACAATGGTATACGTGCTGTCGTCGGAGAAGGTATAGTCCCTGACGGGCAGTTCCACGAACGCGCTGTCGGCCTGTGGAACCTGCTCGGCGACCGGTTCGACAGAGGTGGTGTCGCGCACGAACACCAGGCGTGCGAGTTGAAGATGCCGGCCTATCGGTTCGGACACCGAGACCGGAGTAGTCCGCTCGATGTATACCTTTTGCCGGACGGTTCGAACGGTCGTCGTCGGTTCGACCGACGCTCGTCCGGCAACGAATCCCAAAAGCAAGCACAAGCCGCAGGCGACGATGATCCGTCCGGCGTTCATGGCTGATGTTTCATGAATAAGCTCCACCCCTCCGTCACGTCGGACATGTTCGCTTCGGTGCCGTTCTCCATACGACTCATTGCCGCGACGATAGGTATCATCGTAGCAGCATGGTGCGTATCGACCGGAGTGTCGGACTCTATTCCCGTGTGCGAGCACACAAAGTCCATATACGCCCGCGTATCATTCTCGACGGGCGGAGCATAGCGTAAGATCATATCCCGAAAGGTTCGGTAACCTTTGCGGCGATATGAATCCAGCAGCACGAACATGGCTCGATAGCCCCATGCCGCCGTCTCGAATTGTTTGAACGCCGCATCCTGCGAAGGTCGGACCTCGCCCAGATAGCGGGTGTTCGATTGCCGGATATTGCCCGGATTGTTGTTTCTCAGTCCTCTACTCATTGTTTTCTTCCTCCTTATTTTTTGTTCCGATTAGTCCCGTATTCCCCGATCCGAACGGTGGTTTTCGCAATGCACACCCCAGCATTTCGCATTTGTATACGACCAGCACGGCATTCTGCGTTTTGAGACTGTCGATTTGATCGCGCTGCCGCTCCTTGTCTTTATATAGGGAATCGATTTTCTTTCCCTGCGCTTCTACCTTCGCTTCGGATTTCTCGTAGAGATCTTTCCACTGCGACGAGGCCATTGTTTCATTTTGTAGCTGCTTGTTGCGTTTGTTCTCCTTGAAAAAGACCAATCCTGCCAAACCGCCGCCGGATAGAAGACCCGACAGAAGCGAAACGATAACGGTCGTCCAGTCCATCATCCGATTTTCGATTGAATTCTCATCTCTTCTTTGCGTTCCACTTCGAGCTCTGCGAGGGTCATTTCGTTTCGGTTGTACTCGGCGTTCGCCTCCTGGTATCGCGCGAAATCGTCGGGGTATGTTTCGCGGAACGATGCGCCCGTCTTACTACATTTTGCGGCCCGTTCGTCCGAAGAGGCCATGATCGCACGCAGCGCCAGCTGCCGCGATTGCAAAGCGTCGATTCTCTTTTGCAGTTCTTCCATGTTCATAATAGTTTTCGTTTTACAAGGCGGAAACGGGCCGCACATGCTGCGTTATACATTTGACGTAGGAAAACAAAACGCCTTCGGAACGATAGCTGATGAATGCAGCGCCGAGATCACCTTCGCAGCTCGTCCAGTAAGAAGTGGCGTTTGCCAATAAAGTCGCCTTTCCGAGACGCACCAGCGTGCGGTTCACGGGGTCGCGTTCCACATCGTCGGCCGTCAGTACGCGGTCGTGCAGGAGCAGGTAGAGTTCTTCGACCGACGGCAGCCACCAGCCGCCCGCTTCGAGTCCTGTCGTCGCACCTTCGACTGCGACGCCGTATTCGAGTGCGGCCGCTGCGGCCGGATAACAGGGTTTGCTCTGACCGTAAATATCGGTGAAACGCAGGCGGCCGATCTTCGCTGTGTTCGTCCTGCCGTCACGCAGCATCGCCCCGTAAGCGCTCGGATACTGAGCCATGTGCTCGCCGAAGAGATACGACGCATAATCCGGATATGTTGCGCGCAGTTCGGCGCAGAACTCCGATGTCTCGAACGATGCCTGATTGACGATCGTCGCCGAACCGAGCGGCACGTTCGAAGTCGGGACGGTACCGTTTGCTGAGTAATATTGCAGGAACATTTCGGAATTCATTCCCGCCCGCGTACCACTCACGCCGTTCTTGCGTCGAACGTATTCGACCGTCTGACCCTCGTCGAGCAGCAGTCCCGTAAGGGCTACTTGATAGTTCGTGTCGTCAGTCCGTGTCGTGAGTGTCGCCCCGCTCACCGCTTCGACCGTCGTCCATGATTTCGCATAGCCGTTCGACGTGAGAACGACGCGCCCTGTCGCCTCGTCCGCCGCAGCCGACCAGCCGCCGCGATCGGTAACGGACAGATTCACCTCGCCCGTTCTCAATGCCGTATTGACAGCTGCTGCGAGGTCGGAAAGCGTGGCGCCGGCGGTATAGGTGATCGTCTTTTCGTATGTGTCGGCGAATTTCAATACGATCGTCCCGCCGGCCGGGAGATCGAAGCCCGACAGGGCGACCTCGTAAGAAGCAGCCCAGAGGAATATAGTCGAATTGTCGAGCGAGACGATCAGCACCTTGTCGCCTTGCCGTGCATAGACGACGGCCAGCGGGGTGAGGCTTTCGGGGAGCTGTGCGGCCGAGAGGGTCTCACCCTTGACGAACCGGATCGCACCGGCCGTCTTGTCGTAGACCGCGCAGTCGCCCGCGGCGGCCGCATCCTTGCCCACGACGACGTTCACACCGTCGTAGATGAGTTCGTTGCCGCTGGCGATGAGCGAGACGGCCGAAAGGGTCGACAAACGATTCGTGTCGGAGGCATACGCCGCACGATCCGCATATTTATTTACTTGTGACATGGTATCGAGGTTTTAGAGGTTTTTCCAATCCGACACGGCCGCGTTGCCCGTGGATTTGTAGACGGCGCCCGAGGCGGTGTCGATGTAGAGCTGGCCTGCACGGTCGGGTGCTTTCGTCGGGGCGCCGCTGCCTGTCAGGATCAGGTTGTTCGAACCCCACACGCCCAGCTCCCTGACCTGCAATGCGGGGATCACGGCGTCGCCCGACAGCACAGCCGTGAGCGTCCGTTCGAGGGCCGTGACGCGGGCTTCGAGGCTGCAATCCGACGCGGCGAGGACGGCGAATGCGTCGGAGTCTCCGGAGGGCTGGTCGTAGACGAGCACGGCCGTGCCGCCCGTTGCGGTCGGAACATACGGCAGATCGAGGCCCGCGCCCGACGTGTCACGCCACTTGTCTGCCAACAGACCTGCGGCGATGTATTCGGCGACCAGTCCGGTGCGCATCTCACCCAACAGAGGCAGCATATACCGTTCGGGCTCGCCGCCGTTCCATAGATCGACGACCTCCGAGGCCGTGAGGGCGTAGTTGAAAAGACGGCACCCTATGACGATGCCTTTAAAGGAAGACCCGATAGCCAGATATTGCAGATTCAGATCGTCCGAGAAGTTCGAGGCGGATGTTACACGCCCGCCGTTCAGATAGACGACGATCTCGTTTCCGTCGTAGGTTCCCGCGACGGAGTAATAGGTATCGGGCTCGATTCCCGTCACGACTCTCGGTGCGGCACCCCTGCAACGGAATACAAGGTTACCGTTGACAAATTCCAGAATCATCCCGTAAATATCGCCCGAAGTGGCAACGACCGTCTGTGTACCCGATACGTCGTGGCCCGTTTTGAAATTAGCTGCTATCGTTCGGGCGCCGGGGAACAGCAGCGCGGAGGCTGTGGAGCGGAAGTTCCCATCCGAGGTATTTACTCCCGTCTGACGCCCTTCGAGAGGTGCTATCTGCGACGATTTAATATATCCTGTCGCGGGGTCGAGGTCGGCTTTGCCGGCGATCTTTCCGTCAATACCTTCTGCGGCGATATTTGCGGCATTCGCGGCATTAGTTGCTTCTGTTGCCGCCGTCGTAGCATTGCCCGCTGCGGCCGTCGCTTCTGCGGCGGCATTGTTCGCCGCCGTAGTTGCCGTCGTGGCAGCTTCCGTCGCTGCGTTCGCCGCTTTCGCGGCTGAGGCGGCATCCTCGGCGGCGGTTCCTACCGATTCGGCGGCGTGCGTAGCGTCCTCGGCTGCGGCATTCGCAGCCCCCGCTGCATCATTTGCCGCCGTTGCGGCACCGGTTGCACTTGCGGCTGCGGCATTCGCTGCCGTCGCCGCATCATCGGCTTCTGTTGCTGCCGTCGTAGCATTGCCCGCTGCGGCCGTCGCTTCTGCGGCGGCTCTGTTCGCCGCCGTAGTTGCTGTCGTGGCTGCCCCCGTCGCGGTGTTCGCCATTGCCGCCGCCGCTACGGCACCTTCGGTCGCTGTCGTTGCGGACTCCGTCGCATTTTTGGCCGCCTGTGCGGCCTTATTCGCTTCGGTTGCAGCCTCCGTGGCCGGACGTTGCAACTCTTCGATCTGCTCCGGTGTAAGATCGTCATACGTCACACCGAGTGCACGTTCTCCCGTATCTTCGTCGCCGATGAACCAGTTGCCGTTCTCGCCGATGTGGGGCGTGATGCCATCATCGCCGCGCGTAGCTGCAAAATCCATATAGACCCAGATACATGGTGTATGCAATGTAATGACGGGCTGCGCCGTGCGGCTCAGCACGGCGCCAGGTGTCGCCCCCTGGCGCAAGACCTCGATCGAAGCGTCGAAGCCCATGCGCACGAACATATCATGCAACAGCCGCACACCGATCGTCGCCGTACCGGGTGTCAGCAATGCCGTATCTTCGGCTGAGAGGGTACACAGGAGCATTCCGCGTGCCACTTGCGAGATGTCGATCTCTCCTTTTGCGGACTGTTTTACGAGGTGCGTTCCCATTGCCGTCGTTGCGATGTCTATTTCCACATCATACCCCGACAGATCGAGAATCTGCCCCTCTTTGCGCGCCTCGAACCGCAGGACTACGGTCTCACCGGCGTAGATATAAGCTCTCTCTTTCATAATCGTTATTTTCCGAACGGACAACTCGTCGTATTGTATCGCCGAGCTTCGGATCCCTCCTCGGTCACATCTGCGACGACGAGCCCGGGCACTTGCTGTTCGACATACTCGATGAAGTCATTCAACCGATCCTCATAAGCGCTCTGATCCATCTGCGCCAATGTCGTGTCCGAGATCGCACCGTAGGACTTCTGGCCGATGGAGAAAGCCAGTTTCCCGTTGTAGACCGTGCGCGACGATTCGCTGCCGTTGACGTATTTTTTTACTACCAGCGTCAGCGAACGCTGGTATCCCGTGTTGACGTAAGCCATATTATATCCGGTTCAAATTTATATTTGTATGTATTGTCTTCCGTAGGCGATATGGAGATGATACCGCCGCCGGGTTCTTCATAAATGATCGTCAAGCGGGATGTAGATTCTCCTTCGTTGATCGTAAACGAGAGGGCACTTGCCGCCGTGATATGAATCGTCGAAGCTACGGGGGTACCGCCCGTGCTGGCATAGAGTTCTATGCTTCCGTCACCGTTATTCCGTCCGTAGAGTCTTATGGTGACGGTCTCTTTGTAATCATGCTTTTCGCAGACGTAGGCCGTATATTCCACCGAGAAGCGTTCGTCGGTCTTCTCGCAGGTGTAATCCTGATAGATGACCGTATAGGATACGTTTCCGTTTCCGATCAGATAGCGTTTGTCGGCGGCTTTGTACTTGTCGATGAGCGCCCGCAGCCGCGCTTCGTCATAGGTCGTCTGTTCGGAGAGAATCCGCACGCGAAAGTCGTAACTTCCCGTATCGAAATTATCGATAACGACTTCCAACCCCATCTCATCGAAGATCATCCGTTCGATCATGATCGACGACGAGTCGTAGCGTGCACGCCGCAATGACTCCACGCGCCACGTCTGTGCACGGTCGTGCAGATCTGCGAGCGACGCCAGCAAGCTGCGCAACAGGTGAACGATGCGCGGCTGCCGCATTACCAGCGGAAGGTTGTAAACGATATGTCTCTTCCAGTCAATCTGCATCTTGCGAGAGATATGAGATATTGAGGTTGTCGATGATGAAGCTGCCGCTGGTCGAAGCGTAGGAGGTGCCGTCCAGCACGGTATATGAACCGCCGTCGCTCGATGTCGAAACGCTTTGCAGCACGACATCCACGACACCTTCTGCGGCTTGTATGGCGTCGACGAGCTTCGTCTTATTGAATACACCGCCGTAGAGAATGCCGTCGATATACTCCTGCACGGCGATGTCTACGGGCTTCACGCCATCGGTGATTCGTTCTCCGGAGGAGTTCAGCAACAACGGATCATAGTTTACCTGTGCGGTGATGCGCAGCCGATCGCTCTGCTTGCTCACGAAAGTCATCCGTGTACCCGCTGGTGCAATACGCTGCATGTAGGTACTGAACCGCGACAGTTCCTCGGCGCTCAGCGGCGTCTTCTCCTTCTTGGAGACGAGGATACGGATGCGGCGTATGTCGTTCGTGTCGAGATAGGAGCGTGCAGCGGCAAACTCCACGATACGCGCCGCCTCGTCCTGCTCGGCATACTCGAAGGTATAGGTCGCAGGGTTGTAGATGAGCGAATAGCCATCCTGATATTCGATCGCACGTTGTTGGAACCAAGGTTCCGAGGCGATGTAACGGCTGTCGATAGCCGCCGTCACCTCGTCGGACGTCGTGAGGAAAAGTCGCTCGCAGAGGTAACTGGCCATCGCCACAATATAAATAAGCACGGCTTCGAAGCTCACGCGCGAGAACTGTTCGTCGAAGGTCTTCGAGGCATCGAGTCCGTACATCTGTGCTATCGTCTCATCGTTGACGAACGACTCTTTGATCGTATCCGTTATTTCATTCAATGTTCTCATAATAGCCCGTTTATTTCCGTATCGTCGGCCTTCGTTGCGGGAGTTACCTGCTGCTGTACGAAATACGCCGCCACGGCGGCATTCTGCACGTCGGGGATCTCCACCTCTGCGGGCGGCGTATCGGTCACGCTACATCCGGCGGCATAGGCGATGTCGTAGGCAGCCTCCGCGCTGCCGGCATAGCTTACGGCCAGATCGAAGAAGGTCTGTTTGATTTCCGTCCTAACTTTCATACGACGCATCGATTTTCAGTTCGTCGTTTTTATATTCTACTGCCACGACGGCCATACCGTCGCCGCGCAGCTGCGAGCAGACGGCGGCGATAAAAGCGTCGGTATCGTCGTCGCGCAAGAACCGCATCGCACCGGCCCCCACTGTCGGCGTGGCCTTGAACTCGCCGGGTGCCGCGACGACCAACAGCGATTCGTTCTGCGCGAGAATGTCGCCCATGGCCATGCCGCACGTTATGAGACCCTGCTCGTCGCGCTGGATGTGAGCGACGAGATCGGGTGCACAGATGATTCCGAAGTCTTTCATATCAGTGTGTTATCTTGTCGTCGACCAATGCGTCGCGGTCTGTGGGCCGAAGTTTCACGGCGCTCCATCCCGCTATGGCGGTTTTGAGTGCTCCGCCGCCGTCGTTGGGCACGACCTTCCAGGATTGAAACTTCGATTTCAGCATGTTTAAATCGTCTTTAATGGCTTTCAGCTCGCTGATGAGCGTCTCGACATTGACTATGCCGCCGAGTGTCCCGCCGTTGATCGTCAGCATATCGGCCTTTACGACGATCTTCTGCACTGCGGATACGCTGACGACGATATTCAGGTACTCGTTGTTCTCGATCGATGCCACGACGGCCCATGCTCCGACGGCGGGAACGACGAGCAACTCCGCATCTTCGACGGGTGTGAGGCGCACGTCGTCGAGGTCGTAGCCGTCGTCGATGTGTACCGTGCAGGTCTGTGCCGTCTCGTCGACAGCCGTGATGGTGCCCATGCGCAGCAGCATCGGCACCGCACCTCCGGCCAGGCGCCGGATACCGTTTCGTATTTCGTCCTGTCGGCTCATTGTGCGTTCTGTTTTTTCAATGCTCGGCCTATTTCCACCTCGCGGCGGAAGCCGCCCGTTCCGGAGGTCGTCGTCACGGCATCGATCATGTAACGGCCGAAGCGGTTCCCGCTGAAACGCCGGTCGCGGATCTCGGCCGCCATGCCCGGCTCGGCGTATGGTACACCGAAAGTGAGAAGCGTGCCGGAGAATCCTCCGTACTTCATTGTTTTGAGCCGGTCTTCGGCCAGCCTTTTCAACTCTGCGATGGTCGTGACGTTGTAGAAGTGCAGCGTGGTGATCGCCGAAGCGTCCGAATCGCCCACGTCGGCCGTCAGCTTCTTGTTGTTGCGCAGGATCGACACGGCCCGTACATGGATACGCACGTCACCCTCGCGGCGGAATGTCAGATCGGGGCGGATGACGTTGTGTTCGAGATCGTAACGAACCGTACCGTCGTTCATATCGTAGTAGGGCACCGTGACGTGCAGCGTCTTATCCTTGAAGAACGCCTGCAAACCGTAGGTCTTGACCAGCTTTTCCAGCACGTCGAAGACGCTGCCGCCGGGTTTGATCTGGAACGGCGAGAGCGTCACGTCGGGGAGGTCGTGCGTCTTCGCATCCGGCAGCACGTAGGCGATAATCTCCTTTAATTTGACGCTCGACCAGCTGCGCGCCTTGGGCGACATGCGTTTGAGGCGATAGGTCTCGTCCTCGCACTGGATGACTACGGGCCGCCGTTGTGCGACATCGACGACATAGCCGCGGAATTCCTCGGTTTTCCGGTCATCATATCCCAGTGCGATGACGACTTCGTCGCCGCCTTTGATCTCGTTGCACAGGTACTTGCCGTCATACTCTGCCGGCAGGGTAATTTCGGCCGTCGCCGCGATCTCCTTGCGTGAACGTCGTATCGTCACGCTCGACAACGTGCGGAAGATGTAACGGCCGATCGTGGCCTCTTTTATCGGAATGAAGCTCATGACCAGCCCTCCCGTATTTCAAGTTGCACGTCTCGATCCGACACGGCCGAGATGGTGAACGCCTGCATGGACTGCATACCTTCTTCGCCCGGCAGCGAAGCGTTGCGGATGACGATGCGCTCGATACCGTAGCAGCGATTCAGGATGTTGTTCTGCACGACCAGCCCGCCACGCTTGTTGATGAGGTTGTTGAGCTGCGCGACCTGATCGTAGGGGTAGTCGTCGTTGTCCTCGTTGATGAGCACCCCTCTGATCGACACGTCGAAGCCATTGTGTGCGACCTCTTCGATAACGGGTATGCGTCCGTCGCCGAGTTGCGTCTGCACGACGGTCTTCGAGACGGACACGCCGATAAGCGGATCCACGGGAAACGTCCATCCGTCGACAGTCAGCGGCGAGATGAAGAGATCACCGCGCTGCGCTGCGGCGTAGCCCAACGTGGAACTGCGTGTCGCCGTACCCGTGAGACTGCCGTCCCACACGCGTGGCGCAGAATCCAGCGTTTCGACCGGCACTTCGGGATAGGAATCGGGACGCAATGTTTCACGATCGTAGTTCACGCGCCGCACGTGTGACGTGAGGTACGTGTACAAGTCGACGGCTGAGATTACGCCCGACGTGTCGAAGATCAGGTCTTTGAGGGATGTGGGCAGTTTCATTACTGTATTGCGAGTTGTTCGGCGCCGTTGATCGCGCGCAACAATGCCTCCTCGACTACCGAGGTGATGTCGTCGCGCGATTCGCGCACCGAGGTGTTGAACGATTGGCTGCCCACCAGCGAGCCGATAGTGACGTTAACGACTTTCTGCTGCCGCCCGCCACCCGCGGCGGCGAGTGCCGCCTGCATTGCCGCGGCGTCCGTCGCCGTGCCGCCTGTCTTGCCGCCGCCCAGTAAAGGCGTCGCAGTGTCTGTCCCACCCAGAACCTCACGTTCGATAGCATCCAGAGCCGATAACGATCCTTCGGCCATCGCTCCTTTCGCGGCCCAAGTCGGCCGGAACAGGAAAGACCCCGGAATCATGTTCGTCCACCACTTATCGCCATTGCGTCCCATAAAGCTATCTCTGCGTCCTTCATGGTGGGATCGTAACTGCGCGATGTGCGCTCGGAGATTCTGCTTTGCACTCTCATCCATGTCTGCAAAATCCCCGTAATAGTCGGATAACATCTGATAGGTATTGTTATACCCCGTTCTGTATCCGCCTTTGTCGGGAGAGAGCAAAACGTTTGAGGTGTCCACAACTGCTAATGCAAGGCGGGTCAAGCCCAGTCGTAGGGGAAGGAGGGATTCACCGAGTTGTGTGACCGATACGTTCAGTCTATTGCGCAGTTCCTCCGAAAGCAGCACGGCGTCGTCTTTGGCAATCTCGCGTACACGCGCCAGTTCGAGTTCCGAATCGGCGAAGTTGCGCAGCTGATCCTTGAATGTCGCGGTGCGGTCGGCGGCAGTGTTCAGCAGGGCGTTGATCCCCTCCGACCCCGCGAACTGGTTGCGAAGCTTGACCACGCCCGCATCGCCCGATTTAGCATAAGCCTTTGCAAAACGGTCGCTCAGCTCTTCGAGCAACGTCGACACCGGCCGTATATTGCCGTTCTTGTCGAACATCTTCACGCCGGCGGCCGTGAACCCCTTGATGACTCCGGCATTCGTCAGGTCGCGGAACAACGCCTGCGTCATCGTCGCGGCCTGATCGCGCGACGACGAACGCATGGTGAAGAGCGTAAACATTTTCAGCGCCTCTTCGTAACCCTGCCCCGAAGATGCCGCAGTACCCGCGAAGCGGGGGATAAGCTGCGCGATCTGGTCGAAGGTGATGTTACCGGCTTTGAGCGTCGCGTAGGCTTTGGATTGGAAATCGTCGATCGCGCGGTTCGAGAATCCGAAGTTGGCCTGCGCGAGCGCCAACCCCTGCACCCATGCGTTAGGGTCGGCGCCCAGCAGTCGCGCGAACTCCATACCCTTCCGCACCATAGGTGCAGCCGCAGCCCCCGACAACCCCGTAACGGACTGTACGTCGAAAAATGCCGAGTTCGTTTTCGAGAGGTCGAAACCGCCGGCATAGGAGGTCGACATGACCAGTTCTTTGAGTTGCCGAAGTTCGGAGCGGGTCTTGCCCAGATTCAGGTTCGCAAGATTGCGGAACTCGTGGTTGAAGCGCGCCGCCTGATCCGTGGCACGTTTGAGCGCCACCGTCGTGCCGGCGATAGCTGTTCCGGCGATAACCGCAGGGTTGCGCAACATGGTCAACCCGCGCGAAAGGCCGGGAATCTCGGCCGCCGCCGTTTTGATATTGTCGTTGAAGGTCAACGTCTGGCGATTGAGTGACGACATCACCTTACGTGCAGACTCTCCCCGCACGCCGATTTTATCCAACGTCGGGGAGAGTCTGTCCCTCCCGATAATATCGAATATGACCTCTCGAACGTTCATCGGATTGTTTTCGCTTCAATTTCTCGTATCCACTGCAACTCCTCCCAGCGGGCCTGCCACTGCTCGTCGGTGAGCGTGTCGGGGTCGAGGTGGAAATAATATCGGAGCATGGCATTGACCATCCTCACGGGGTTGCTCGCCACACGGCCCCGCGAGGCTATAACTTTTTTAACTCCGCCTCCGCAACCTTGGTGATCTCGTTGACCTTGCGTGCGGCGCCGTAGAAGAGTTCCACGTCGTCGAGGATCTCCTTATTGCCCGCCAGCCAGCAGTTGGTCATGATCGTCTCTTCGAAGAGCGAAGGCCGTTTCATGGCCGAGGTCTGCGCCAGGTCGAAGATCTGCCGCGTGGGACGGTGCATGTAGATTTTCTTGCCGTCCACCTCGATGAGATAGATGTCACCGTAGGTGCGCTTAGCCGCCGCAATCTCGGCGTCGGTCAATTCGATTTTATCGTTTTGTTCGAAAGGAACCTTTTTAAAATCCATTGTAATCGTGTTTTATTGGTTCAACAGGGGAATGTCGGTAATCATTTCCAAGTCGATGGTCATGTTACCGTCGTCGGTGGTCATACCCTTGGCATACCGCGTCACCTGAGCGTAGGGTACGATGTCGGTGACCATCTGCCCGCCCAGCGGAGCGTAGGCCACGACGCAGTTGAAAGGCGCCAGATCCGTGACGTCGGTACCTGCGGGCATCGCGGCTTGTATGGCCTCGAACTCCGATTGCAGGATCGTCAGACGCGCGGGCTCCGCATCTTTTTTTCCGCGTCCTCGCTTGATGGGTACATTGCCCCGGCCGTGGATATTCGTATAGGCTTTGTTCGCGCCATAACTGAAACTCACGAAGCCGCGCAGGCTGCGACCGAGAAAGGAGATCTTCACGTCCTCGAAGGCGTATTCCGTTCCGTTAATCATCGCTCAGAGAATTGGTATAGTAAACATTGATTTTCATGTGTGCGATCACGCCGCGCGCGACGATCGCCAGATCCATTACCAGCGGAGTGTCGACATTCCACAGCGATTGCGCAGGGTCGATCGTACATGCCACGCCGGAGATCTCCTCGCTCATCTGCATAAGCACGGCCGTCTCGATGTCGGCCTGGATGGAACGCACGACCTCGGGTGCGATCTCTCCCGTCGAGGCGTCGATCTCCACGTCGTCGCGCAGCCATTCCAAAGCTTTCAGACGCGCCAGATCGGCCGCTTTGTCTAATGTGCGGCCCATGCGGATCGTGTCGCAGTCGTCCGTAGACGGCGCTGCCGTATAGTCTGCGTTCCAGAACCAGCCGGCCAAGCCGTCGAACGACCGCAGGAAGATGTATCCTGCGGAGTCTATTGCCGAGAGCTGGTCGTCATCGTAGTAGTCGGGATCGGTCGCCTTCTTGCCGTCGGAGAGTCCCGCCGTAGCGATATTCACAGCGCCCGTGCGTACCCGTCCGGCATCGCGCGACACGGGAATGGCCGCGAGTCGTCCCATGAAACGGGCCACGGCCGCATAGTTGGCGTAGGCCGTGTCTTCGGCGGCCACTGCGGCGTCGTGGCCGATGACCACGGATACGCGGTTTGCCGTGAGCTCTCGCAACTTTATATACGCATCGTGAGAGAACGCACGGCCTTCGAGCAGGATCTGCACGGCTTTGTTGCGTGCGGCAGCCCAATCGTAGAGCGCCTGCGCGGCCGTGACCTTGTCGCCCGACGAATCCCAGTCGTCGCTCATGGAGGTCACGGCGAGCAGTTTCACGGCACCTTTGGCGTAGCTCAGCAGCTTCCTGGCCGCACCGTCCGACACGTCGAGCGAATCGACCATCTCCGTCTGCTTGGCAACCAAAACGACGTACAACGACGTGCCGCGCGGTGCCTCGGCGTAAAAATCCGAGATATGATGCCACAACAGAACCTTGTTCGTCTTGTCGTATTGTTCCGTGATACCGAGCGATTCGGCTTCCGACAGCGACGTGACGACGAACGGCGTTTCGAGCGCAACCTTGTCGGGCAACGCTACGCCGTCGGCAACGAGTCCGGCAATGCCGTCCTGGCGGACGGCCGTTTTGCCGAGACCCTGCTGTCTGACGATAGAAACATCGCTTAACATACGCCGCTACTATTGAGATACTGCACCGGAATAGATCGCCGCCATGGCGTTCGATCGCTTGGGCGCTGCGAAGAAATACTCTCGGACGTTGTACAGGTTGCGCTGGTAGAGCGGATCCGTCGATGCGTCCGAACGATATTGCCGGCGTTCTCCCGTAGCTTTGGCCATGCTTTGAACGTAAAAAGCTACGGAAGCCATCGTGTCGCCCGTGGACGCGGCCACGCCGAAGCCCTTCTTATTGCCGGCCGACGTATACAGAGGCATCTTCACGTACTCGTAGATGTCGAAGCCGAACATTTTCGAGATGACACCGGAGGAGTAGTTGTAGTACTGCTGCTGGAACGCCTGATCGACCATCAGAAGATCCGCGACATGATCGGAACACAGCACCAGACGACGCCCCTGAGTCGGCACCTCCATTTCGTCGAATTTCTTTTTCAAGGCGATGACATCGGCTTTGCTGAACCGCTTGCGTTTACCCGTTTCATCGGCCTCGCCTGTCGTGGCGAATACCGGAGTCTTCCCGTCGATATTTTTCGACGGCGCGAAATTGTAAATCGATTTGTCGAGGCGATATTCCGAAATCTTGACGCGGTGCGCCTCGATAACGGCGGGAATAAACTCGGCCTTCACGTCGATGAGCGTGTCGTCGGAAATAGGTGTCGCCTTGGTCTGCAACTTATCCAATATAAGAGCGATGTCGGCATTTTCCATATCCTGAACGGCGATAGGATAGTCGGTATTATTGACCAATACGTCAGGGTCGCATCCGAAGTCGATCAGATGAATGGTATTTCCTTGCCGCACGAATTGCGAATAGTCGGGAATGCCGTCGAGGAACGTTCCCTGGTCGATGTGGTTGAAGCGTTTGACGAACTCCTTCGTCCACACCTCCGGGATGAGACCGGAACGCAACGATCCCGCAGGAGCGCCCGTAGGAATGAGCGACAGCGCGGCGAAGGCTACGCCGGCGCCGGCACCGAACGATGCCGTGCCGATGGCGAAGGCCACGACAAGACATACGATGAACTTGATGAATTTCATAGGCTTTAAATGGTATTTTTTTCGTGGTTATTCGCGGTACTTGGCGTCCAGCAACTCCTTGAAGCGCGTCGGATCCTCCTGCTTCATCCGCAGCAACTCGTCGCGCGTGTAGTCGTCGAACTTCTTCGCGCTGCCTTTGTTGCCGTGCACAATTTGATCCCGCAGCGTTTGGCGCACCTGCATACCGTCCAGCAGCGAGTGCAAGGCGTCAGCGCCCATCTTCTCGCCGAAGGCTTGCAGGGAATCCTTCTGCTCGGCCGTGATCTTACCGGCATCCAGTGCGGCCGAGATCTGCGACTCGATGCTTTTGCGGCAGTACTCCTGCGCTTTCGCGGCCTCGGCTTTCAGTGCGGAAACCGCCGTCTTGATTTCCTCCTCGGAGGCTGTCGGTGCCAGGCCGAGGAGTTCGGAAATGTTCAGCATAATCTTATTGTTTGAAAATATACATTCCAGGGATGCGGTGATACGTTGCAACTCCTCCGGCTGCAACGGCTTCGAGAGCTGCGCCGTGACGACCGGAGCGACGACCTCATCGACAAGTCCCGCGGCAAGGGCCTCGTCGGCCGTGAACCAATGATCCTCACCGTCAAACCAGCTGTCGACCGTTGCCGGTTCGATGCCGCGTGTGGTGAACGACGAACGTAACGCAGCGTCGGTTTTTTTGAGCAGTTCGGCCTGCGATTCCAACTCCTTCGCGTTTCCGCCGCCCCACGACGACGAACTGTGCAGCATAATCAGGGCGTTCGAGGCGACCTTGACTTTTGCCGCGGAAAGCATGAAGATGGCCCCCATCGAAGCCGCGACGCCTTCGACGACGACCGTCACGGGCCACGTGCTCGACTTGACGGCGTTGACCATCAGCAGACCATCCATGACGGAGCCGCCCAACGTGTGAAGATGAACGACGGGACTCCCGTACCGTTCGGCACGCCGCAGCGCCGCGGCAAAATCTTCACCGCTATACGAATCACCGATGGTACCGTAGGCGTAGACGTGATTGTTCTGAACTTCGATCATCGAAAAATTTTTCAACAAATTAAATGATCCCCAACCGTCATATCAAATTATTGTATATATAATATTCAACAATTGATATTATATATTCAAATAATGGATTAAATACTGCTATACATCTATATTTGTTCAAAAGTTTAATAGATGGACAGCACGATCGATCTTGCCGAATATTTATTCATGCGGCGATGCTCGCAAAAAGAGATCGCAGCGAGGGTCGGACGCTCGGAGTCGACCGTCTCCGAGTGGGTCAAGCGCTACGGCTGGAAGGAGAAGCGCGCCGGCGTGCGCATATCCCGACACGAAATGGTCGCGAAACTTCTTCAACGTATCGACGATCTGCTCAGCGAAGACTCGTCGAGTATCGATACTACGGAGTTGCTACGCATAACCAAATCGATCAAGACCTTGGACAAAGAGGTCGGACTGGTCGATTACATCGATTGTTTCATGGCCTTCGGACAGTGGATGACGCAGCACGCCGAACATGCCGAAGCGATCCGCGAGACGATGTCTTCACGGACGGATTTCTGGGAGAATTTCACCAAGGCGGTGAACATTATACAGGACAAATACATCACCTCTTTGACAAAGGATGGCGGGCAGCGGTAACATAGCCAAGGCATTGCAGCGTTGGGACGGCTGGTGCCGCATCGCGCGGGCACAAGGTTCGGTCAACGAACAGGCCGCAGCGGAACGGCAGGAGCGCATCCGGAAAGCCTGCGCATCCTTCCGGTATTTCGTCACGGCCTATTTCCCGCATCTGGCCACAGCCGAGACCCCCGACTTCCACGTCGATCTGGCAAATAAGGTAAAACGCAACCTTACGATCAAGGTGCTCGTGCGCTGGGGACGCGGCATGGCCAAGTCGATCGTCTGCGACGTGTTGATCCCGTTATGGCTCTGGATCAACGGCGAGGACATTTACCTCGTACTGGTAGGCAACACCGAAGACAAAGCCAAGAAACTGTTGGGGGACATAGCCGATGAATTCGCGGGCAACGAGCGTCTGATCGCCGATTTCGGCGCACAGAGAACATCCCAATGGTCGGACAACTACTTCGTCTGCCGCGAGCGATTCATCGGCGCGGCACTCGGCATGGGCCAAGAGGTGCGCGGTCTGCGAAAAGGTGCGCGACGGCCTACCCTCTGCATCTGCGACGACCTCGAAGACAAGGACACGGTCAAGAATCCGAAGCGGCAGGAAGAGATGGCGAACTGGATTCTCACGGCTCTGATCCCGACGATGGACGGCCCCGTGCGGCGCCTGCTGGTACCGAACAACAACTTCGCACCCAGGACGATTCAGGGAGAACTCGAACGTCGGAATCCCAAATGGATAGTACACCGTGTCGATGCGACCGTCGGGCCGGAACGGAAGCCGCGCTGGGAAAGTAAATATCCAGACGACCATTTCGTACAGATAGAACACGATTTGGGTACGATCGCCTTCGAAGCAGAATACAACAACCGGCCGTGGGTCGAAGGGAAGGTCTTCACGCAGGAGATGATCGACAGGGTATGGGCGCCGTTGCCGCCGCTGTCGAAATTCCGGCACATCACAGGGCGGTGGGATCCGGCCTATTCGGGTAAAAACGATTTCAACGCCGTGCGCATCTGGGGGCTGTACGATCATTGCATGTACCTGATAGCATCCTACGTGCGGCAGCGCACGATGAACAGCACGCTCGACTGGATTCAGGATTACGACAGCCGGCTGCCGCAAGGCGTCGTCGTGCATTGGCGCGTCGAATCGCAATTCTGGAACGAGCCGCTGCGACGCGCTATCGACGAGAGCAATGCCCGCGCAGGGCGTCAGCTCAATATCTCGGTCGTGCCGTCGCCCAAGACCAAGAAGATAGATCGCCTGCTGTCGGTCTACCCCTACTACGAAAACGGGCGCATACGCTACAACGAGCGTGAGCGGAACAACGCCGACTTCATCGAAGGGACACGTCAACTGCTGGGTATAGAACCCGGATACCGCACGCATGACGACTCCCCCGATGCCGACGAGCGGGCGATCTCCGATCTGGCGGCATTCGACCGTGCATTCGCATTCTCCCCGATGATCGGACAGATGAGCCGTGGCGATTCAAATTCAAGATACTGACATGACACTTTTCGAACTTATCCGCAACAAGTGGGCGCGCTGGCGCCTGATGCGCGCCATCGCCGAGGCCGAGGCGCTGCACGCACGAACGGGAAAATGCTGCTACGTGTTCAACGTCGGCGGCAGGTTGAAGGTCTGGACGACGCTCGACGTCAAATACCTGCGTCGCAAACGTCTGCTGCGTGCAGGCGTCACGACCGACGACTTGAAGAGAAAGGCATTGTATAAAACAGCATAGCAAGATGTATATCACCGAAGAAGACATACTGAACATCATCGCCAAGGACGACTTCGACGCCGCACTGGCCGAAGGCTTCACGTCGATGGAGGCACTCACACGCACTGCCTGTTCGACGATGCGCAACTACCTCTACCAACGGTATCGCATCGGATCCGAATTCAACAAAGCGGGCGAAGCTCGCAATCCCTACCTGGTGATGATCGCCTGCGACATCACGCTCTACCTGCTCTTCTCGTCGCTGCCGGGACGTCTGACGGACGACGACATCCGATACGTCCGCTACCAGGCTGCAATACGCTGGCTCGAACAGGTCGCAGCGGGGAAAGTCGGCGCGGGAATACCGTCGCTGACAGACCCCGAGGAGGATGGAACGGATCCCGAAAAGAACCCCGAATACTATTCGAGCATACGCTTCGAAAGCGAAGAGAAACTGCAAAATGAATATTGATATGGATTTGCTCAATATTTTCCGGAGGCCGAAGCCGCAGACGCGTGTGGAGGCCGTGGCGCACGAGATCCGCAAACATAGCCGCGCGCTGATCGAGATCGACGAGCAGTCACGTGCATTCTACCGCCAAGACATCGGACGCTGGCGGCGGGCGCATGAGGCGGCCGCCGACGTCGAGAATCCCCGTCGGGCGGATCTCTACAACGTCTACGCCGACGTCGTACTCAACACGCAGGTCGAAGGTTGTATGCGGCAGATCGAGACGGCCGTCATGCAGCGACGCTTCTACATTCGTTCGGAGAAAACGGCGAAGGAGCTGCCGGAGAAGACCTCGATCATCTCCTGCCCGTGGTTCCGCGACCTGATGCACCACGCCCTCGATGCCGAGGCGTGGGGGAATTCACTCGTGGAGCTGGGAAATGTCGTCGAGATGCGCGGACGCCGGACGATCGACAGTGTACACCTTATTCCGCGCGAGCACGTCGTGCCGGAGTACGGGCTGGTGTTGAAAGACATCAACGACGACCTGTCGATGGGTATCGACTACCGCAACAACCCCCGTCTGAACCGGTTCCTCATCGACATAAATGCCGACGAACCGCTGGGATTCCTGCTCAAAGTGGCGCCCGAAGCCATATCCATCAAAAACATGTCGGGATTCTGGGACTCGTTCGGCGAACTGTTCGGTATTCCCGTGCGGTGGGCGACGACGACCTCCACGGACGACAGCGACAAGGCCACGATCATGTCGGCGCTGCGGCAGATGGGCGCCGCGGCATTCGGCCTTTTCCCCGAAGGTACCGAGATCAAGTTTCTCGAAACGCAGCGCGGAGATGCCTTTCAGGTCTTCGACCAGCGTATCGCACGGGCGCAAACCAACATCTCGAAGGCCATTCTCAACCAGACGATGACCATCGACGACGGGTCGTCGCTCTCGCAGTCCGAAACGCACCTCGACATCTTCAACCGTGTCGTACACTCCCGCATGGTGATGATCGCCTCGATGGTCAACTGGCAGCTGTTGCCCAAGTTGCAGGAAATGGGGCTGCCCTTCACCGACGACGACGTGTTCGTGTGGGACGAAGCCGTGAGCTACACACCCGAACAACAGTTGCAGATCGAGCAGATGATACTGGCCAACTACGAGGTCGACCCTGCCTATTTCAAGGAGAAATACAACATCGAAATTACGGGCGTGAAACAGCAGGCTGCGGGGTTGTTCGCAACGGCTGAACTCAAAAAAAAAAGCCCGGCCATAGCCGAACTGGATCGGATGTACGGGCAGAGGTAGACGAAGGGCATGTCGCTGCCGAAACATTGCGCCGCATCTTCGAGGGTGAGGAGATCGACTTCGACGAAACGTCGATGACCTTCACTGACGACGAGCTGCGCAAAGCGCTCCTCGACGGATACGGACGTCGCGCCATAACACCCGAGTACGGCACGCCAGACTTCGGAATGGTCGAGAACCTCCGTCGCAATGTTTACCAGTTCTCCGTAGCCAAGAACCACCACCAGCTGCGAACCCTCACCGATACGCTTATCGACGACGAGGGGTGCGTGCGCAGCTTCTCGGAGTTCCAAACCGAGGCACGCAAGATCGACAGCCGCTACAATGTCGACTACCTCCGTACCGAATACGACACAGCCATCGGCGCGGCTGAGACGGCTTCCGAGTGGGCGTCGCTCGAAGCGCGCGGCGGGGATCCCATGTTACGCTACGTGACTGTCGGCGACGACCGCGTGCGCGCCTCGCATGCTGCACTCAACGGCCTGCAACGCCCCATGAGCGACCCGATATGGAATACGATCTACCCGCCGAACGGGTGGAACTGCCGATGTCTGGTACGGGTCGTATCGGGAGCCGCGACACCGCAGAAGCTCATACGGATGCCCGACGACCTGCCGGATATGTTCAAGACCAATCTGGCGAAGGCCGGACTGCTGTTCCCCAAGAATCACCCCTATTTCAATGGCATAAGCAGTAAAACGTTCGCAAGGGCTCTCGAATACATTCCGGTCGAGAACACCTATTTCGATGCGAAGACCCCCGGAGGGCATGTCGTAGAAGTAAGCTGCCTGCATCGAGACCACGAGCAGGCGCAGAACGTCGCCGCGACGGACATACTGCTCGGGAAAGGAATCGTCCGCAAGGCGACCCTGCTGCCGGATATTCACAAGGACGATGTAGCGGTGAAACGACGCTTCTATCCTGCCGGCGAGTTGCCGCCCGATCCGCTCAAAAATGCCGACGCGATTTTCGACGGACACGTCTTCGAGATCAAGCAGACGACCCCCAACAACATGGTGCGCAACATCAACAAGGCGGCGCAGCAGGCGCGCCGAGTGGTAGTGCGGTTGACAACGGGCGGCAAAAATCAAAACTACCGCATACGTGAACGCGCCACGGCCGCCAAGCGCGACAACCGACTCGATGAGCTCATCGTCATATTTCCCGATGGAGAGGTCGAAAGATTCTAAAAAACACGAGCCTCCGAAGAGGCTCGCTTGGGTGGCCCTGTCCGCAGGCAGGACTTGCAGTCCAACGACTGCCATAAAGATGCAATGCAAATATATGCCAACAAATTCTTAATTCCAAAAAATTATGACGGAAATCACCGAAAATGTCGTACACAACTGCGATTTTATGAAAAATCGGTTGCCCGATCATTGCGCCGACTTGATTATCGCCGACCCGCCCTATTTCCAGTACAAAGGCGATTTCGATTTCGTATGGCCGACGTTCGACGATTACCTGAACGATGTCCGCCGCTGGGGTGAAGAGTGCCGGCGCTTATTGAAAGACAACGGTACACTGATATGGTGGGGCTCCGATAATCGAATCGCATATACGCAGGTGATCCTTGACACTATGTTTCAGTTTTTAAATAGCTGTACATGGAATAAATCGAACGGTTGGAGTAAAGTGCAAAACGCAGAAATATCGCGTAAATTCATTCCGAATGCAGAACGATTCATACTTTATGAGTCGAGGCCTGAGATTCGGGAAGGTGAGGCTCGGAAAATTCTGCGTGTATTCGAATACGAACAGGGGATGTGCCGGACACGGTGCATGAAGCCTCTGGTAGATTACATGATCTCGGAAATGGAACGGGCAGGCTTCACACCGAAGCGTGTCAACGATGCCCTGCATACCTGCATGGCCGGACATTGGTTCACGCGCGGCTCACAATGGGAATTGCCGACCCGAGAGAATTATGAACGTCTTCGCAACCTCTTCAACGGCGATCGGCCCAACAGCGAGTATCTGTGCCGAGACTACGAGGAGCTGCGCAAGGACTACGAGGAGCTGCGCAAGGACTACGAGGAGCTGCGCAAGGACTACGAGGAGCTGCGGAGGCCGTTCAATCTTCCCGAACGGTCGACCGACGTATTGCAGTTTCCGCAAGATTCCGGCGCATCGAAACGCTACGGGCACGACACAGTCAAAGGCGAGGCGATCACCAGTTATCTGATTCAGGTCACGACACGTCCCGGTGCACTCGTGGTGGTACCCTTTGCCGGAAGCGGAACGGAGTGTGCAATGGCTGCCAAACTGGGACGCCGATTCGTGGGGTATGAGATCGATCCGAAACATGCACGAACAGCGGCTCGTCGCACTGAAAAATTCATCCAAACGACACTATTGTAATGGCAAAGAAAATCATTGTCAACGGATACGCCTACTCCTGGCGCGACCTTCGGCATCGACTCGACCGCGTGCGCATTCGACTCCCGCAGGCCATGGCCGATGCGGCCCGTAACTTTTTCGTCGACTCATTTACGAAACAAGGCTGGGATACAGGACACGGTATCAAGAAATGGAAACCACGCAAAAAGTCGGACGGCCGCCGTCGTCGTGCGATCCTCGTCAAAACGGGCAGACTCCGTAAATCGATCCGCATCCGTCGTGCGACATTCCGCCGCATCACCATCGCCGCCGAAGCACCCTATGCCGCCGCGCATAACTTCGGCGTCGACGAGACCGTCACCGTGCGCGCCCACACGCGCCGCACCTACGGACGTGTACAAGAAAAGTACACCACGAGCTCCGGAAAGGAGCGGACACGCACGAAGCGCGTAGAGACCGGAAGCCACACCGTGCGCAGCCACACACGCCACATGCAGCTGCCGCAGCGGCAGTTCATGGGCGACAGCCAGATGCTCGACCAAAAGCTCGATCGCATCGTAGAGCGCGCCGTGGAAGAGATATTCGACATTTGAAACATCGATTAAATAGCATTGAATCATGAATGAAAGACAATCCCAAGACGTTCGCGCAAAACTCTACACGGACATCGCACATGCACTGTTGGATTCGAAACTCGTCGCATACGTCGACCGTTACAACAACCAGTTCGCACACCTCGAAGAGGAGAAGGTGCTGCGCTATCCCTGCGCGTTGATCGAATTCTCGGATATACAGTGGCAGCAGGTAGGACGGCACGTACAGCGCGGAACGGTGCTCGTAAACATCTACGTCGCGACGAAGGTACGCGGACGGACGTCCGCCGTGGGACGAACCGCCGATCCTGCCGTAGAGGATTTCGAACTGCTCGGCGCCCTGCGCATCGTGCTGCGCGATCTGAGGCTCGATTATGCCGGGACATTCACCCGAATGCGATCCGTCACGGATCACGACCACGACAGCACCATCGTCAACCTCGAACAGTATGCCGTGACGGTTATCGACACATCGGCCGAACCGCAAACCCGACGCGTATCCGTCAGCGTCGAGATCGGAGACGTATCGATAAAATAGCGAGATGCTCGCAAAATATCGACAAAACAGCAGATTTGTTTTTCGAAATTGCTATATTTGTGTAAATCAAAACTCAAATATTATGTTCGTCAATTTACTTTATTCGGATCCTGCGGTACTGGATTTAATGTATGCACAAGCCGCATGGGATAGTGTTTCGCAGATCGTAACTATTATCGTGTGGGTTGCTGCGTCCATCGTTATCGGCGTAGCTGGTCAAGAACGGGAATGCGGGAGTACATCCGTGGCGCTGCTTTCATTGTTCTTATCTCCGATATGTGGAGTAATTGCACTCTTTGCATCGGAAAGAACAGATGAGATAAAGCATCGCCAGTTTGTCCGGAATAATCTGCGCCGTCAGAAACTGTATGCTGAGATTTCGACGGCAACGCAAACCATCGCAACATTTCGGGAGTCTGCTCCCTCTGATCCGATAACCGAGGAACAGCGACAGCAAATCGTTTCCGAAGCATGGTTGAAATTGCAGCAAGCACGTAAAGATTTAGCAGAATTAGGTTGAATTCCATATAAACGACAACGGAGAGATATTGAAATCTCTCCGTTGTCGTTTATTATGAAGTTCTGGTATTTATGAGTTATTGCAATCATAAGAGCAGTTAAAAAATTCGTTTTGGTGGTCGCAGGCGATCGATCTTTTTCAGAATTTCACTGCGACGAAATCTTTTGCAGGAATCGATGGTATCCGACTTCGAGCCGCACCACCAAATAAAATATCCATCATGTAGCAAATAGATGCCATCCGCCCGCCGACACACGTAGATCTTCTTCTCCGCTTGTCGCCGCAGTTTACGCAAAAGTTTGGTTTTCATAATCTGTTATTCTACTTTTTTGAAAATGATGGATGTTTTGTCTTCTCGATGACTCTGTGCGCATTCTCCTATTATATTTTCCAAGAAGGAACAATTTTCGGATGCGCGGAAGTAGCAGTTTTCGCAGCCTTTTCCTTCTTCAACTTTCAACCGCACCAGTCCGCACTGAAACTCTTCGCCAACGGCGAATTCGGTTTTCGGCATAGGTGCCGGTTCCGCATCGAGATCGTCGATAATGTAAAAACCGATCTTTACCGACCATAATGTCGGCCGTTTCACTGCGATGATTCGGATGTCCGGCTCTTCATGATTTTTGATGAATCCGAGTTTGTGCCACAGAATTTTCATGTTGAATCCAGGGCGATCCATCAGTTCAGCCCTGAGACGATGAGCCATTACCTCACGACCTAAGGGGCTGTGCTCTTCGCACCAGTCGATCACACCATCTTGCCCGATGAAATATAGGCATTCCGGATCGGTTCCTTTCAGATGATTCTCATCTCTTCCACCTTCGTATTTAAGAATTTCGATGATTTTGGCTCCACGTTCCGCGTCGCCTTTGAAATAGATGTTCGTGTTCATAACGTTGTCTTTTTAATTGGATGTATTCATTTATCGTTTCGAAAATCCGCAGCGCCACCTGCGGGACTATGGCGTTGCCGTAGGCTTTGATCGACTCGCGGCGCCATGCCGGAAAGGTAATTCCGTCCAGTCCGGCGGAAAGCCCATCATCTGGGCCACATATCGGGGATTCAGTCGGGAACCCTTCCCAGTTCGGGACGGATGCGAAATCATGACGTCGTGGACGACTCCGCTCTTCCGCTTGGCTTGACTGAGAGGAAACGAATTGTTTTTCGCATCGCAGGCCGTCGGCGTCGACAACAGCCCCATCCGCGCTGCAAGCGCGAGCGTCGGCCGGGCAGTCGCACCCTTCGACAGGCTCTTGTTCACACGCCCGCTCCCGCAATCCGACGCGACCGGTGTCGGCAGTAGAGCCGGCGGCAATGGCTCCGAACCGCTCTTGCCATGAACTTTCAGCCCTTGCGTCACCACGGTGGGCAACAAACCATGTTCTGTATCGCAGGTGGGGAGCACCGACGCCCGCAGCTGGTATAAGGTACGCTTGCACCTCGTATCCTGCCGCCTCCAAATCAGCGCACACCTGCTCGAAAACCATTCCCTGCGACCAATTAACGATTCCGAGAACGTTCTCGCCCACGACCCAGCGCGGTCGAACAGTCCGAACAGCTCCGAGCATTGCGGGCCAGAGGTAGCGGTCGTCGGCCGTACCCTTGCGTTTGCCCGCGAGGCTGAACGGCTGGCACGGGAAACCGCCGGTGAGCACGTCGACGCGGTCGCGCCAAACGGTAAAGTCTGTTGTTCGTATGTCTTCATATTGTTCCGATTCGGGAAAATGATACTTCAATACGCGCCGACAGAACGGGTCGATCTCGCAGTTGAAGACGTTCGTCCAGCCCGCCCACGCCGCCGCCAGGTCGAAGCCGCCGATGCCGCTGAATAGGGAGGCGTGGGTCATGGTCATTCGCATAATCCGTAATAACTCATGCAGCTCGTAGCCGTGTCGTCGTCGAACAAACTGCCCGTCGCGTTCTGCCACTCGACATACCGCACGACATCGCGGATGTCTGGGTATTTGTTACCGCTGATGATTGCATGGGTCGGGATCGTACTCGATCTGAAAAACGTGGATCGCAATTCATTTTCGATTTTTGCAATGTAGTCGATCCGCTCAGGGGATTGCCGAGCAAGACTGAGAATGTCCCGATGATTCGCCATCACACACGGCCAGCAACCGACACGCTTGTATCCCATCCGGTAGAGCGGGTTCGGCTCCAACCCTGCGGCAAGGATATAATCTATCACCTGCTGTGCCGACCAGTCGAACACGGGCCGCAACAGATCATCAGCGAACTGCGCCCGAAATGCTCGTACCTCCTTGCCTCGATAGGAATGTCGTTTCGGTCGGCCGTTTTTGTCATAACCGTAAGGCTCGAAATAGTACTTGAAATACGTGCATTGGGCTTGCATTTTGGCCCGCGCCGATGATTCCGCTGCTCGAATGCCTTGAATTATCAGCATATTGTCTTTTACCTCGTCGAGTACATAGTCGATCATCGGCTTCGTTTTAAGTTCCTCTGTACAAAACCGTGCATAGGAAGAGGGCCAACGCTTTTTCTGCCGCGCGAGATCGACCATCCCGTCGTACTTCTTCGACTTCAATGTTACCAAGTCAAGATGCAGCTTGTCGGCGATGCGGTGGATATACTCGTAGGTCAGCGGGTGTTCCCAACCCGTATCACAGAACACCGTCGTGAAATTATTGGTGATATGCTCCCGCGTCCAAAGCAACGCCGCAAGGCTGTCTTTACCGCCTGAAAAGGATACGATGACTTTCATGGTTTTATCTCGTTTAGTACTCCACCGCTTCCCTGCGATCGATGAAGAAATGAATACCCGGTGCGCATTCGCTCCACCTGTTATCGTCGAAATCCGGAACTTCGACTGTGGCACCGACGGTGTAGACGAAGTTTTGGTCACGGTCGGAATGAACGGTATCCTCAGTTGCCTTGGTGCCGTCCATATTCTGAATCTCCATGACGTATGCTCTGTCACATCGGCATTTGTGTCCCGTTGCCGAACTGCGTCGTGCATCTTCCGGAATCCGTAACTTTACGATATGCCCAGAGGCTTTTTTCCAACCGATGAAACTACCCTCGGTCGGGCATGATAGATAACATCCTTTGGCATCGCGCAGGTCGGCATCGCGCAGGTCGGCATCGCGCAGGTCGGCATCGCGCAGGTCGGCATCGCGCAGGTCGGCACCGCGCAGGTCGGCACCGCGCAGGTCGGCACCGCACAGGTCGGCACCGCGCAGGTCGGCACCGCGCAGGTCGGCATCGCGCAGGTCGGCACCGCGCAGGTTGGCATCGCACAGGTAGGCACCGCGCAGGTTGGCACCGCACAGGTAGGCACCGCACAGGTCGGCACCGCGCCTAATAGCTTCCAAAACCGTTTCGGCGATTGTGTTTTCCTCTTTCGTGTATTCAAATACGACCGAGCCCGTCCTACGGTTGCGGATTTCGATTTTAATCTGTTTCGTTGATTCCATTGTGGTAAATTTGTTTATCCGGATTCATGTATTGATTTGCGGCAGCAATAGCATCTTCGAGCGTAAAGAGACGGCGATCTTTGTCGGGTATGAAGATTTTACTCATGGCTTTTCTCTTTTTTCAACGCCTCGATCCGTCCGAGAATCCTCGGTTCGGCGATGTATTTTCTGAATGTGTGAATCGATATGCGGAAGCGCGGTTCGATCGTCCTGTGGAATATCTTGGACAGCGGCGCTCCCGTTCTGGTCTGTTCTTCTTTGGTGATACGCTGCACCTCGGCAACGCGTTCCAAGTAGACTAAATTCGGCTTCGGCATAGTTACGATGGTTTTAAGTTGGATAATATACGAGGCCGTTCGGCGACCTTCACCCCCTTGCGCTGCAAGGCCCGAAGTTTGACGTAAAGCTCGCGCAGCTCGGCAATCGTCAGGAACCGGAACGGTTTCCCTGCGATGCGCGGCTGCGAGACGAAGGCGTCGACGCGAGCGAAGAACTCGCGCGACGTCTCCGAATAGGGTTTCTGGTAGAGTCCGAGATCTCTGAGCAGGCAGAGCACTTCGCTGCGGCTGGCCTTGATCGCCCTGTCGGCTTCGAGCCAAAGGTCGTTCCGCACGCGAAGGAGTTGGGCATCCGTCAGATCGCGCAGACGCGATTTCCCGAACGGTTCCAGAATGTCCTCCTTACGATCCGTGGCACCCAGCCGCGCAAGATAGCCGTAGATCTCCCTGTATATTGCCGACCGATCCATGATTATGCCGTCTCCTGCTCCTTCTTGGGTTCGACATAGAAGGTCTCATCCTGATCCACGTAGACGCCGCACCTGGTCAATTGTTCCGCCATACCCTCTTCGTCGCGGTCGGCCAGAATCAAGTCCTTCGCCAGTGCAAACTCCGTTCGCACATAAGCGGGCATGAATGTTTTCGCCAGTTCGAGTACGGATGCCCAAGTGAAGCCCTTGCGATTTTTCAGTTTGGGATTTCCCGTGCGGAATCCGATGATGCCGTGCGTCGTCTCCATGCTGCGACGTTTGGAGAAGAGCTCCTCACGATGCTCCGTTGCGAAGACCTGCATCACCTCGAACGAATCGGTTTTGGTCTGCTGTAATTCGGCCAGCTCGTCGGCGTATTTCTCGCGGATCTTCGTGAACTGGACATCCATGTCCGCTTGAATCTTCGCAATGCGTGCGTCGGCCACAGCGTACTCGCCGAACGCATCTTCCATCCGTTCGCGGGTGACACCCGCGATGATCTGTTTCTTTTGTCGTGCCATATCCGTAAGTTTTAAATGTGATTGAAAGATTATTCGAGTTCCATTTCCGCGACCTTCTCCGGCCAGATCTCGAAGGGTTTTCCGCCGCCGTAGCGGCTGCCGGCATTGGCGACGTAGTCCTTGACGAAAACCTTGACGCCGGCGTCGTACTTGATCGACGACGCTGTCGTGCCTCGTGGATCGCGCCCGTCGGCGTGGCTGGTGAAGATCAGCGTTTTCTTGGGGTGCGCGTTTCGGAAGGAACGATAGTCGTCGTAGTTGATTCCCGAATACTGGATCGAATCGATCACCACGACATCGGGTGCCGTGCGTTCGGCCATCACGGCATCGAGATCCTCGAAGCGCATTTCGGTCGGTGCGATCATCAGACGCCGTGCATCTTCGGCATGGGCGTTTTTCAGTGCTCGCAGGAACGACAGACTCGGCCCTTCCTCCAACGGCATGTAAAGCGTGCGTGCGTCACCCATTGCAAATGCCTTGGCCATTTGTACGGCATAGGAGGTTTTGCCTTGCCGTGATTCTCCCCAGATGAGAATCGTCGCGCCGACCTCGACCTCGCCCAGATGATCCGTCCACTGCCGGCTGAGGTTGAATGTGCGGAACGTTCGAGAGGTAAGCTCCTTGACGCTTATGTATTTTCGCTTTCTCATTGCGCAAATTGCAGTTCGTTGTAGATCATACGGGGGTTCGCCTTGCAGCGACGGATGAGCTGTGCGGCGTTGACCGAAGTGTCGGCGTTGAGCTTGACGATCGCCGCGCAGTCTTTCGAAAGATACTGCATCGCCGAGGCGTCGTCCTCCGGCGTAGCGTGGTTGTACTGTCCGCCGAAGCGGCTGAACAGCTCCACGAAGCCTACGACCTCGTTGCTGATGGCCGTGTCGATGCGTTTCTTCAACCCGTCGGCACCCATGGCGTACCACGCGCAGCGGTACTGCGTGGCGTTCCACAACGCCTTCACTTCCAGAATCGATTCGCGTTTGAGATCGCCCATCTCGTCGAGGATCACCAGCGGCCGTTCGAAGGCCGTGTTGAGCGCGTAGACCACGGCGTCGTAGAGCATGTCGTAGGTCTTGGCCGTATCGATGCCCAGCTGCCGGGCGATCGTGCGCAGAAGCTTGCGCCGTGTCTTGGCCTGCGAACAGTCGACATAAACTACGTTGCGGTGCGAACGTTTGTAGATCGTCGCGGCGAAAGTCTTGCCCACGCCCGCGCGGTCGACCAGAATCGCGCACATGCTGCTGCGCTGGCACTCTTCGAGCTGCTGCGTGACGTACTCGTAGACCTGCGTGCGGGCCGCGCGCCATGTGTTGTCGCGCTCCACGCCCAGCACATGCGCCAGATGTTCCCATTTCTGGGCGCTCACGACGCCCTCCGTGTCGCCCTTCATCAGACGCGACAATTGTGCGGGATTGATGTCCAACGATACGGCGAACTGCGCGGCGCTGCCGCCGAAGTTCTGCCGCTGCTCGCGTAAGGCCGCAAGCACACGGTCTCTAAGATGCTGTTCCATATTTCTGTTGGGTTTTGGATAGATTCTTCTTGGCCTGACGGCGTACAGCGTCGAAATCGATCTCCGTGTCGACGTCGAACGGTGCCAGGTCGTCCGCCGCGGTCGGAATGGCCACCTCCTCGACATCCTGCACCTCGTCGACGGCCCGAAGGTCGTCGTGTTTGAGGATGCCCACATGCGGCACATCCGCCAGATCGTTCTTGACCTGCGACTTGAACGCCTCGATGTAGCGGAACTGCTGCTCGCGGATTTCCAGATCGCGATCCGTCTGTTCGACCGTCGCCGTCTGATATGCCTCCAACGGCTCGCAACGGCACAGGAAGCGGCTGCCCTGGTACAGGAATACTTCGTTGACCGTGCCGTCCTCTTCGGGCAGGCAGTAGGCGTCCACTTTATAATTGCCGGGTTCCAACCGTCCGAGTACCTCGGGCGACGGAAGCACGAACTCCCGGCAGGCGGCCATGACGAACTGGTTGGCGCGCACGCTCGTGCGGATCTTGTCGCCGATGCAGTAGGTCACAAGGGCGCGGTTCACGTTTTCGAGGTTCGGGTTGAACTGTTCGAGCAGCACCTGCCAGCGCGTCATGCCCCGATACTTTTTCTGATTGGGGTGCGGCGCCATGTTGTATTCGAGGATGTCCATACGATCCTCCTGTACGAGCTGCGAATAATCGTAGAGCTTCTCCACGTATTGATTGTCGACCTTCGCCGAACGCTGCGTGTACCATTCGCCGCGTGCCCACCAGCGCCCCACGTTGGGGTGGTTGCGGTGTTCGACGGTCATCTTCTTCGAGCGGTTCATCGGCTCGGCGTACTTCTCGCGGGCGTTGCCCGGCCGGCACCAACGGACGAAGGGGAACATCGTCGACATCTCGTCGCGGAAATCCGACGCGAGGTGATGTTCCAACTCGATCTCCGCAGGCATGGGGAGACCTTTCCTGACAAGGGTGCGGAACATGTCGCGGAAACATTCGAGAAACAGCGCCTTGTCTTTCTTTCTGGAATAGGCCACACCCACGACGGCCGTCGAGGCGATGTCGTAGATGTAATAGGCCAAGGGGGCGACGCCGCTGCGATCCTTGCGCGGCAGGTCGCGGTCGTCGGCCGACAGGCGCGACAGCGAGAACTGCGGCCGCTTGCGGTGAACGTAGGGCATGTGATGGTCGGAGTACCAGAGCGAGTCGTTGCGGCGCTTGTCGACGGCAGCGCGGGCGCGGGCCTGGTTGAGATAGTTGTGGACGGTGGCTGCCGACAGTTCCATCGGCGCACCCTGACGGATGAAGGCGTCGCGGTCGAACAGCTCCCCGCTCTGCTTGTCGTAGACGGCGATGGCGCCGCACATGAACATCTTGTAGTAGTCGTGCGTTTCCAGCCCGAAGGGTTTGTTCGGCATCGTGTAGAGTGCCCACAGCAGCCGCTCGATCTGCTGCGTCACCTTGCGCGAGTTGTTGTTGCCGAAGCCGAGATGCACGAGCGAAGCGTAGCCGTCGGCGATGAACTTCTCGTACTTGGCACGCAGCTTCGCCGGGAACGTCGGAAGCGTATGCTCCCACGCCTTGCGGAACTCGCCGTCGTCGATCGATGCGCTGATGGCCGACCACAACTCCTTCTTCGTGGTCTTCCGGCCTGAGAAACTCCGTGCGGCCAGCTTCGACGAGATGTACTCCCGCACGCCGTCCAACACCGAAGCGTTGAGCGTGTACTTCTGTACGTCGGAGGCCGTCAGCGTGTCGCCGGAAGGCAGAACCATCTCGGAGTAGAACGAACGCGCCTTATCGTCGTAGTGAATGAAATCGATGACTTTCGTCTTGATCGGCTGCTTCGTCGGATCGCCGTGCAGCTCCTCCCAGGCGCGGCGGATGCGCAGCGGAAGACTCGCGTATTCATACAGTGCGGAGCAGCCCTTCGATGCTCGGCGCAACCGATTGACTTTCTTTTCAGAAACTAAATTTTGTAGGTGGCTGATACTAAGCAGTTTCCCCCCCCCCGAATTTTCAGAGGGTGCTGTCAGCTCCGTACCGCTGATGCACAGTATGCCTTTATAAATTTCCATGATATGTCGTGTCCTGTGCGGGGAGTCGAACCCCGATCTCGCCTCGGCGGCGGCTCTGCCGTTGAGCTGCACAGGTACGGGCCGTGCCCGCAAAAAATCGCTATCTTTGTCCGTTCAACTACAAAAATCTGCGATTATGGTTTCCGAATTCGATTTCCTGCTTTTGAAGACGCGTGTCGAAACGCTCGAACTCTTCACACGTGGTATGTTCAATGGCCAGGCGAAGTCTATTCAGCAAAAGTGGGCCAATCTTCATCACTATCTGAAAATCTATCACTCAGAGTTGGCCACGCTATGTCGAAATCTATCGCTTTCTCCCGACAGAGATCGCGCCGATCGATTACGAGCAGAAATTGATTTGGCGTGTTCTGTATCATTCGTAAGGGGACGCCTGCAAGAAGTTGGTGAAACGCAGTCGACATACGGTATCGCGCATCGGATTGCGAAGATGATCCCGTACAACGAACCGTATCAGGAATCGCTCCTCGGAGCTGTGCGCGCTTACGCCGCCGCACATCCCGACGACCCAGAGGTTCGGCAGTTGTTTCACTGATTCCCCGTGTGCGGGAACTATCCCGCAACACCTTGCAGATGTATGGCAGCGACACCTGATGCGGCAGCCTGCTCGAATCGAAAGTAGTGCCGTCCGGTAATACCGCACGGCCCTTCATGCGGACGCAATCGTCATATATGTCTCGGATAGTCGAAGCATAGGCGTCGCAGATTTCGACGTCGATGTGTTTGCGGATGGTGTGGTCGATTGCGAGGATCGCGCGATCGATCGGGTTCATTTTTTGGGAGTTCATAATGTTTCGGTTTGCTGTTCGATTGTTCTCAATTTTCCTGCCATCTGTCGACTTTTTCGAAGGTTGCGTCCGGACAAAACGTTTCGATGTCCATTCTCACGATCTCCATCCAGTCGTCGGCCGTAGAGACCTCCGCGTGAAGATCATCCAGAATTCGGACGTGCGCCACGCTCGGATGGTAGCGGATGTCGATCATGTCGGCAATGTCATACGCCCTGCGGTCGGATGCGGCCGGAAGCGTCAGTTTCTCGATTTTCATGTTCGGGTCGTTTTATCGTTCGTTAAATTGCGTTGAAACTTCGTGCCGGTGGAGGACTCGAACCTCCGACGGAAAACTCTTTAAAAAACCGTCGCCCTGCCGGCTCCGTCGCTCGCAGGGAGCACCCCTCGCGAACCGCAGTCTCTTCCTGCTGTCACACTAAACAAAAACACAAAAACCTTCACACGGTTTTGCGGCGGGCGGGGGATTCGAACCCCCGTAACAACAAACCTAAACTCCGAAAAGAACTAAACCGATGAGAAATGATGCGTGCGCCCACGCTGCTGCCCGCCGTCCGCAGTCTCCCGACTGTGTTATCTCAGAATGTACGTCCGACAGACTACGCCGGGGGTCATCCGCTTGCGGATCCGTCGGCCCGCAAGATGCAGCCGGCGGGAGATGGCGCGTCGAGTACGGTATTGAAACCGCCAGACGGCATACTTGATTCGAGTCCATGCGCCGAGACGCACATCGCTCGCGCAAATCAGAAAATCGTTTTCCATAGCTCACCTGTTATTGATTATTTACCTTGAAGATCCCGAAGCATCTCGATGCGGTTACGGGCTCGTACATTGTCCGCCAGAAGATCGGCCATCATCGACTCGGCGGAGGGATTATCTTTTTCGACGGCCTGACGTGCGTACTGGAACAGACTTTGCCGGTTCCGCACGAGAATGCGTTTCTGGTCGGCGATTATCGCCTCGATTTTACTTTGATCTTTCAT